GGGTGAAAGATAATTATCTTAAACTTCCCCATCGTAAACCTGATTGGATTTGATTTATGAGTCGTGATGAATTCGTATGGGTTGAGAAGTATCGACCTAAGACTATTGAAGATTGTATTCTTCCTGAAGGAACAAAGAAAACTTTCAAGGATTTTTTGGAAAAGGGTGAAGTTCCAAATCTTCTCCTATCAGGACCACCTGGTTGTGGTAAAACAACTGTAGCAAAAGCTTTATGTAATGAATTAGGAGTTGATGTTTATGTTATCAATGGATCCGATGAAGGTAGGTTCCTCGACACTGTCAGAAACAATGCGAAGAATTTCGCTTCGACCCTCTCGCTTTCGTCAACTGCAAAACACAAAGTCATCATCATTGATGAGGCAGATAACACAACCCCAGATGTTCAACTCTGCTTACGGGCGTTTACTGAGGAGTTTGTTGGTAACTGTAGATTTATCTTCACCTGCAATTACAAAAACAAAATCATTCAACCACTCCACAGTCGTTGCGCCGTCGTTGATTTCTCCCTCAAAGGAAAAGAGAAATCAAAGTTGGCTGCATCCTTTTTTGGTAGGTTGCAAGAAATTCTTAAGCTTGAATCTATCGAATATGAACCGAAAGTCCTTGTTGAGCTCATTAACAAACACTTCCCAGACTGGAGAAGAGTTCTTAACGAGTGCCAAAGATATTCAGTCAGCGGTAAAATTGACACAGGGATCCTCGCAACCTTTTCGGATGTAAAAACTAATGATCTCTTTAAATGTCTCAAGGAGAAGGATTTTCCGAAGGTTCGTAAATGGGTTGTGGAAAATCTTGATAATGATCCTACTCTTCTCTTCCGTAGCATATACGATAACTGCTACTCATTTTTGGATGGTCCTGGCATTGCCGCTGCTGTTCTTATTCTTGCTAAGTATCAGTATCAAAGTGGCTTTGTTGCTGATCAAGAGATAAATACCCTTGCTTGTTTAACTGAAATTATGTTGGAGTCTGAATTCAAATGAATGTAAAAGTTATTAGAATGAATACAGGTGAAGAAGTTATTCTCACCATCGTTGAGGAAAAGGAATCATCTATAGTTGTTGAAAACACTCTAGCCAGTGGTATCAACGGATCAGGAAATATTGGTTTTACTCCCTGGGCTCCTCTTGTTAAGAATGGAGATACCATTGAGATTGATCTTAAGTGGATAGTTTATATTGGTGATCCACAAGATGAGGTTAGAGAACAATATGAGAAAATCTTTTCAACTATTGAAACACCCCCTACAAAAAAACTGATCCTATGAAAAAACTAATTTTTCTATTAAGTGCTTTGGCTATGATTGGAGCAGGAGAACCTGTTTTCGCTCATGGTGGTCGTCATCATATTCACTATGGTGGACATAATCATTGTCATGATCATGTAAAGAGGGGATTTAGCCATTGTCATTGGCACTGGCATGGTGGATCTGGAAATGGTCATCATGGTGAAAAATATTTGAATCATGGTCGTCGTAATCACCATCATCGCCACCATCATCACGGAACTGGTTTTCAAATTATTATTAAATGATTGAACTTAAAGATTGGTTGAATGCAATAAACTTTACTAAAGATAATCTTATTGAGGATGATCCTTCTATTGCAAAGGATTATCCACCTTTTATTATCAATCGTTGCCTCTCTGGACACCTAGATTGTTTATTTCAAGCCAATGAAATGAATAGATACGCATCTCTTGATAAAGATATGCAGTTTATTTTTTATATAAATATCTTGAGAAAAAAGAAAAGATTCTCTCCTTGGCTTCGTAAAAGTAAGATCTCTGATCTTGATTGTGTCAAAAAATACTATGGATATAGTAATGAGAAGGCATCTCAAGTCTTAAAGATTCTAACTTATGAGCAAATTGAGTATATCAAAAAAAGACTTGACACTGGTGGTAAACGATGACACAAACTGCAGAACCGCAGGTTAATTGGACTCAAGAGAGTATGGTTGAGGTAAAACTCAATGAACCTGATGATTTCCTCAAAGTAAGAGAAACACTTACTCGTATTGGTGTTGCTTCACGCAAAGAGAAAAAACTTTATCAATCTTGCCATATTCTTCATAAGCAAGGTAAGTATTATATCGTTCACTTTAAGGAATTGTTTGCACTTGATGGCAAATATGCAAATCTTACAGTGAATGATGTTCAGAGACGTAATCGTATTGCAAGACTCCTTTCTGATTGGGGATTGATTACTGTTGTTAATGAAGATGATGTTATGGATATTGCTCCTCTAAATCAGATCAAGGTTCTACCATATCGTGATAAGAATGAATGGGTATTGGAGCAGAAATATAATATTGGTAAGAGGGGGAAAACCGAATCTGAAACTCCTGTAGAGGAATAAATAAGTATGAGTCTTTCGTGCAGACTCTACGAATGTCGGAAACCCGAAACGGGAGGTGTGGTTCTCACCCTCCCGTTTTTTGTGCAATCGTGTATAATTAAATTGTGGTCGTCGAAAGAGATCACAATTTTCAAACTCGCTTATTAAAGGAGAAACACATGTCTTATCTTGCAAAATACAATAGTGCAAACATCAATCAATTGTTTGATCGATTGCAGAGAAACACGATCGGTATGGATAATTATTTTGATCGTATCTTCAGCTATGAAGCACAATCTTATCCCCCATACAATCTGTTTCAAGTAAATGAGGATGAGTCTCGTCTTGAAATGGCTTTGGCTGGTTTTTCAAACGATGAGGTAAAAGTATACACAGAGCGTGGAAACCTTGTTGTAGAGGGTTCTAAGGAGGATGTAGAGGGTCGTGAATACGTTCATCGTGGTCTAGCACAACGTTCCTTCACTCGATCTTGGTCTATCTCGGAGGATACTGAGGTTAGTGATGTAACTTTTGAGAATGGACTTCTTGTAGTCGTACTAACTCGCATTGTTCCTGAAGAAAGGAAAAAACGTTTCTTCCTTGGTGGAAACTGATAAATAATATTTGAATATCGTCGCCGCGGGGAGAACTGGCACAATCCAGTTGAACTCCCCCTTTTTTTGCCGTATAATATTTTTCAAATGGAGGAAGTATGCCTAAGAAAGTAAAGAAAGATAGTAAGGGTAGGGAAGAAGAATGGAGTTGGGAAGAAACACCCGAAGTAACTGAGGCAGTTGCTCGTCTTCATAATACTATTCGTAAATTGGAATCTGAAGCACCTGATTATGGAGTTGGAAAATGACAATTAAACTTGTTACTCTTAAATCTGGCGAAGATGTGATTGCAGATATCACAGAGATGAGATCAGATGATCATGTATTTGGTTATCACTTCAAAAATCCATGTGTAGTTAAACTGTATAGTGAAAAACTTCCTGAGGGTTCTGGTAGATCTCCCATGAAGATTCAATTGATTCCTTATCAACCACTTGCAAAGGAACAAACCATTCCCATTGTTGCTGATTGGGTTATCAGTATTATGGAACCCATAGATAGACTTGTAGAAATTTACAAAAACGGACTGAAAGATGAAGATCGAGAATCTAAAACTGTTGGTATTGGACAGGATGATCCTACTGACGCAGATTGAAGAAGTGAGTGGTGATTTGGGAATGCCAGATTGCAAACTAACTGAACCATTTGTTGTAGAAGGTGATACACTGAAACCCTGGCTGATGGATCTTACTAATGATAATGTTTTTATGATTCATTCCGATAAAATTCTTACCATTACTGAACCTAATGGTAAACTAAAAGCAAAGTATGAGGATTTATTGAAGTGAGATTTTACACAAATGTCCAGATGGTTGGAAATGATATTCTTATCAGAGGATATGAGAATGGGGAAAAATATATTGCGAAAGAACAATATTCTCCAACTCTTTATGTAAAATCAAAAAGAGATAGTGGTTGGAAAACACTTTCAGGTGAGAATGTAGAACCAATTAAACCTGGCACAATTCGTGATTGTCGTGACTTTTATAAGAAGTATGATGGTATCGATGGGTTTCAAATTTTTGGAAATGAAAGATACACCTATCAATATATCTCAGATAAGTATCCAGAAGATGAGATTCAGTTTGATATTTCCAAGATTGATCTGATCACACTGGATATTGAAACACAAACTGAATATGGTTTTCCTGATCCACAAGAGTGCAGAGAAGAACTTCTTTGTATCTCTATTCAGAAAGCATCAACAAAAGAAGTTATCACCTGGGGTAGAAAACCTTTTACGGTGAAACAGAAGAATGTAACATACATCTATCATAAAGAAGAAGTAGATATGTTGAATTCTTTTATAAATTGGTGGTCTCAAAACTACCCTGATGTGATCACAGGATGGAACTGTAGGTTGTTTGATATCCCATATCTTTGTGGTCGTATTGAGAGAGTATGTGGCAATAGGAAAATGAGAGAGTTATCTCCTTGGACTATCGTTACAAATGAAGAAACTTGGGTTGCTGGTAGGAAATTCATTGTATTTGATATTGCTGGATTAACTACTATTGATTATCTCGATCTGTATAAAAAGTTTACTTTTGTAAATCGTGAATCTTATCGATTGGATTTTATTGCTGAGGTGGAGCTAGGTCAGAAGAAACTTGATCACTCTGAATTTAATACCTTCAAGGATTTCTATACAGGTGATTGGCAGAAGTTTGTTGAATACAACATTGTTGACGTGGAACTGGTTGATAGGTTGGAGGATAAGCTTAAACTTATTGATCTGATTATCACAATGGCTTTTGATGCCAAGGTTAACTTTGGTGATCCAATGTTTCAAGTTAGATTGTGGGATACAATTATCTACAACTATCTGAAGAAGAGGAAAATTGTTATTCCTCAAAAAGATAAAAGTGATAAAGATAATAAGTTTGCAGGTGCATATGTGAAAGAACCAGATCCTGGTGTTTATGAATGGGTTGTATCTTTCGATTTGAACTCACTCTATCCTCATCTGATTATGCAATATAATATTTCACCTGAAACACTATTGGAAGATAAGCATCCTTCAGTAAATATTGATAAGATTCTGGATCAATCAATTAACTTTGAGTTATATAAAGATTATGCTGTGTGTGCAAATGGTGCAATGTATAGGAAGGATGAAGAGGGAT